GTAATATAGTACACAATCCAGATAATTGCAACAGTTATTAAATAAATAGTCATTATTTTATTTCCTTACAGTCTGGTGAATAAGCCAATAACGATCGATCTATTTCCATCGTTATAACACCGCATTTAGCAAGAACTGTATTAGGATCCCTAGGCGGTTTATCTAGATTAATTAAGGTCAAAGACCCAGCAACAAAGGCCACAACAGCTACAACTGAAACAACTAATCTTGGTAATGATCTCATGATTTACTCCTCAATAATTTAACCTACTTTCACTATAGCACATAATACTTGACAAAGCAACTAAAGTTGTCATAATCCATATAAAGGGGATAGATTATGGGTAAATTTATAGATAAGACTGGACAAGAATTTGATAGACTAACTGTTTTAGGTAGAGAACCTGAATCACGTAATAGGAAGCATATCGATTGGGTATGTAAGTGCATATGTGGGAATACCTGCTTAGCTACGACACAACAGCTGCAGTCTAAACTTAAACGGTCTTGTGGTTGTTTACAGAAAGAGATAGCAACTCAAATACTAAAGACGCACTGTATTGGTAAATATACTGGACAGAATCACCAGAAGTTTAAGGGAACTAATACCAAGTGGTTGGTTACTAAATCAGGGTATGTACAAACCCAGCAATGGGTTGGTATTAGGAAGAGAAAGACTATTCTTCAGCATGTATTCGTAATGGAAAAGTATTTAGGTCGTCCGATAGATTCAAGTAAAGAATCCGTACATCATATTAATGGTATTAGAGACGATAACAGGATTGAGAATCTTCGACTCAAACCTGCATTTCATGGCAAAGGCTTTGATAATATAGAAGATTGTATTAACTATTGTGTTGAGCGTTTAAAACTATACGCTCCACATCTACTTAAAGAGGACTAATCTTGGCTACTATAATTACTTTGGGCGAACAATTCTTTGATGCAGTTGGTGTGCCTTTGGCAGGGGGCTTCCTAAAATTCTATGATGCAGGAACATTAACACCGAAAGCTATATATGATGCAGAAGACGAAGGATCAACATTAACCAACCCACTAGAACTAGATAGTGAAGGACGTGTGCCTGCTGCTGGTGTGTGGCTAAACGGGGCATACCGAATAAGACTAACGGATGCTGACGGCACTATTATTATGGATCAGGACGGTTTAAATTATTTCAACCCCTACGATTGGGCCGGATTAACGGCAACGATTGCAGACTTGAACCAGATGGCCGGAGCACTAGGAACTCCTGGTACTGTTTTAGCAGGTAAAGCGGTGGTTGTTGATTCAAATAAAGACATAGCAACATTTGGAATATTAAGCGCAGCAACCCTAAGAGCAAGTACAGCGGTTAGAACTCCACAAATAAATGATGCCAATAACGTTGCTGCTGTAACGATTGATAGCGTATCTAGTCAGGTCAATGCTGTTAAACTTGTCCCAGCAATCACTACAAACACTCCACAAATCAGAGCATACGGATCAGATACCAATATCGATCTTAAGGTAGACGGACAAGGAACAGGTAAAGTAGTTTTGTCAGGTATTAAATACCCTACTGCAGACGGCACTAGTGGACAGCTTTTATCGACAAATGGTTCTGGTGTATTATCTTTTATAAGTCCTGGAGCTATCAAACAGGTAGTATCCTCAACCACTGAGTCATATTTAAACTCAGCTTCTGCTATCCCTTTTGATGATACTATCCCTCAATCTTCTGAAGGATATGAACTATTAACTATTACCCTAACACCCCAGTCAGCATCAAGTAATTTATATATTGATTTCTCTGGGTTCTTTAGTGGATCAACCGCCAATACTGCTACATTTGCTATATTCAGGGACAGCGGTGTAGATGCTCTGTATGCAGGTGCTGTAGGAATAAACACAACTTATATATATAATGGAAAACTTAGCTGCGTCATACCTTCTACAGCAGCATCCTCTACTGTAATCAAAGTACGAGTAGGATGTTCTTCAGGTACATTATATATCAACGGACTATCTTCTGGAAGAAAATATGGTGGTGTGATGACTACTATGCTAACAGTAACAGAGGTGTAATATGGATTGGAATGTAATCGGGTTTTGTGCAGCACCGATATTTGTACTGATAGGTTATTTACATATGCGGCTTACTAAGGCCGAAGAGGAGTTAGAGACAATGATGACTAAAGATGATGTTAAAGACATGCTCTCAGAGAAGCTTGAAGTAGTTAGACTACAACAGGAACTTCTAAGAGAGCGACTGTCACGGGTTGAAGAAAGCCTAGACAGGATCAGCGACAAGATCGACAGACTCATCAGTAGACCCTGAGAATACAGTAAGAACACATCCCAGTCCCTTGTCTTCTGTTTTACGTATAATATATAGCAGTAAGGATTCATTCTTACCTGTCGATTTACGTATGTTATCTAACAGCTTCTGTAATTCAGGAGTACCTATTTCTTTAGTAGTTGCTCCTACAAATGTTCTAGGGTCTATATTAGGTACAATACTATATAGATCAGGACGTTTAAGAGTATATCTTGGTCTACGCTCAGCTACATCCTTCTCTACGTCAGGAAGTACTTCATAAAGACCGTCCGTTACTTTCTTAGATACCCGTGCTTTCTCTAGATGTTCTGGGTAATTGAGAAGAACATGGTCTTGGACAAGGACTAAAGAACCACCAGTAAGGACAGATATACCAGTCCCTATAGGTATTACTTGATCTACGTACGTTTCTACAATCATTTATTCTCTCCAAATCTATAGGCAAACACATCTACATCATGCTCACCATGTTGAATTAAGTGTGAGTACAAGAACCCAAATCGTCTAGCATAAAGTTTAGCGACACGATTATCTGATTTAATAAAACCAATTACATTAACATAGCCCAACCGCTTTAAGTGATCTAGGAACATTCTTCCTACAACATTAGAGTGCTTGGGCTTTTGCTTTTCTGTAGATAAACCAATATGAACCGTAGCCGTCTTCTCTTTACCATCTAAGAATCCTTCATAGAAGTATATGCCTATATCCTCTCCTTCCTCTGTAAAGATGCAATGATGTAATGTTGGATGTAACCACCAGTCAGAAGACAGCCCTATAGCAGCAGCTGTCTGCTTCTCTCCGTGCACTGTATAGAAGGCCTCTAGACGACTATGGAATAAACGGTTATCATCTACAGGAATAAGTTCTATCATTTCCCTAGAACCTTCTTAACAAGAGCTTCGAGTTTAACAAGCAAAGCGAGAGCTTTAATCCTAAGTTCAATAAGCTTAATCCTTATAGCAATCTCTATCTGCTGTAGTTTAATCTTTCCTGCATCGAGTAATGCTTTTAATAGCTTCATTATTTTTTCCACCTATCGTCTAGTTCTGTACGATTCTCACGTACGAAGGTTACAAGGAAGCCGATATTGGTGAAAGCCTGGTCTAAATGGTTTAGGCCACTCTCCTCATCTATGTCGACTCCCTTCTGCCAAGAAGTAAAGTGTCTTAATGTTGCCCCGATTACTCGAGAAAACATAAGGCCTTTACGCCAGTTGTTGTCATCGTATTTCTTAACACCGTATGTTAGGGTCTGTGCTAAGGCTTCCATCATCTCCGTAGGAATTAAATCCATCCTCAATTTGTCAGAATCATGTTTTGTACCGCCGATCTCAGGCATACAAGGCTCTTCGAGCAATATATCATCGACACAGGATAGATTAAATTCTTCCCATTCTTTATCTGTAAACTTAAATTCCTCGTGTTCTTCCTTAATAATACTATCTACAGTCTCCATCTCTACGTCTGGATTCTTCCATCCCCATAGCTCAGTGATGCGTACAGGTTTTTCCTTACAACCATTTAATGCTTCCGCCATATTATATCCCTCCTGGGACGCCACTGAGGCGTTTAAGTGTTTCAGCTTTTGTAATCTTAAGAGGGTTTGTTTTAATAACCGACTCAGTAGGTTTACATGTCTCATCTAAATGAAGCCAGTAATCTGGATTCAATACAGGATCATCTTCACAAAACATAAAGCACATAGTATTCTCCTATCTAAGTTTAGTAGGGCGATCAATTAATAAACTTATGTCATACAGCTTATGCCAGAGCCATGTACGCTTCCGGCTGCTTGGTGGATTTAAACGGAATGCTAACAACCTAATGTACCGAGCAATATTCCATTTAATCCTACATAAGATAGATACATCAATCTCAGTCGGCATTTACCATCTCCCAATCTTCTACTGTTGATTCTCTAATAGATTCTAGCCAGCATTGTACATTATTAACACCACCTCTGTCAAGCATTACAGTAGAATTCCATGTAGTGTCTCCCGTAACATGGTTTGTAACAGGTGCCATAGAAGACCAAACAGTGCCTTCTAGTCCCGTACTAATCTGTCTTACTCTATCTCCGGCTTTAAATGGCCAATTATCCATACTCATATTATTCTCCTATCCTATTAAACCATTTGATAAACTTTATTTCTAATCTAACATACCATATGTTAATCTTTATCCATAGTATTGTCAAGCGGTCTTTCAATCTTGAGTATAGCATATTATTCTCCCCTATATCTTTTCTGAAGATAGTCCAAATCTATAAACATAGGACAGAAATTTCCTTTACCGTCTACACCACTTAACCGTACAATTCCTCTGAAATGTTCTTGACCCTGTGCGCCTCGGTAATCTTCATTGTGGGTGTAAGCTGCTCCTGCAATAATAGTCTGAATAGGTACGCCGCCCCGGATTCTTGATGGCAAGTAGTAGTAATCTAAACTCTGCTGATGGCCTACTACTGTCGACCGGTGCATCGTGTTGGCTATAGCTTTTGCTGTACCTATGGCACGTGGACTATGTGGAGACTGTACATAGTGTGTATAACATATCTCATCTATGTTTGCAATCTCTAGAAAGTTATGGACTTTAAATCCAAAGCTCTTTAACTTTAGATCATCATAACTAAGAACACCATCAAGCTCCGCTGAGTTCTCTACAGCACGCATAATTCTTTCTTCATGGTTTCCTATGCAGAAATGTAAGGAAGGCTTATAACGTGTTGTGTGCATGTCAGAAGCTTTCTTATTATAATCTGTCAGAGGCTTCAGAAGCTTAGTCATACCGGCTATTCCTGCCTTAATATCTTCCTTATATCTTCTGCCTTCAAAAGATTTCTTACCTTTGTCGTAGCTAGATAACGACGGCATATCAAAGAAATCGCCAATTATAACTACTACATCTGGTTTAATATCCAGCATGTAATGTCCAATATCCGACAGATGATCAGTATTTACATCTGGTTTAACTTGTGTGTCGGGTATGATTAAATGTACTTTACCGAATTTAGGCGATCTCATCTCGTGCCTCCTCATCTGATATTTTTTTGAGCATATGATCTAGACTATCAATATACCCGCTCCAGTACGCATGGTCAAGTTCTACTGTTCTATCTCCTGGTTTCCCTACCAATACATTTTCCTTCTCTTCAGCATTTAGCCATGCAACATTTCTTAAGAACTCCATATGCTCTTTAAGATTCTTTAGCTCTTCTCTTCTACTCATTCATCCACTCCTCAAATCCGCCTTCATCGTTTATGCCTATCCATTTAAACCCATTAATGGACGCCCACTGTGATACTGTAGTCTTTGCGTTCGGCGCTATCTTAGCGTTAGGATTTTGGAATATAAATCGTATATCTATATTCGGATCAGAATCCCTCAGATATAAATGTTTCTTCCTATCTGCAACAGGCCACCTTCCACGAAACACGCCTTTAGTTTCTATCCGTAAAGGCTTATGTTTGTTTGGTTTATGTATGATAAAATCTAATGTGTAGGAATGTACAGAGGCAGGAATAGTATACTTAAACTTAACGGCTTCATATTCATAATCAATACCGTTAACATTTAGGTACTCTATAAGCTTTTTCTCCACACCAGACCTTAATGTATATTGTTGGTTTGTCATTATTTAATCTCTTGTTCTTTATAGTTCATGCCATTTTTCCATTTAATTACAAACGAATCCTTCAGCTTCTCTAGCTCTTCATCATACCCATCAGTACCTACTGTTACTGTGGGAGAATCTTCTCTAACATATCCTTCTTGGTTCTCAAAATTCCTTAACATTCTTTCTAACATATCATACCAGTAATCTGTTATAACCGGTGCAGAGTACCGATAATACATATATCGGTGCATTCTTAAATCTAATACAATCCTATCAATTACGTCCTTCACTCCATATCTCCTCAGGCAGTCGACGAATATATAGTAGATCACCGTTCTTCATAACATCTTCTATTCCTAAATCTTTCTTACCATATTCTTTAATAACAGTCTTCAACATCTCACAATCATTCTCACATTCTTTCAATAACTTATATGCTCTTACTGGGCCAATTCCTTTCAAACCTTCAACACCGTCTGCTCTATCTCCTGTAAGCATCTGAGTATAGAAATTTAAATCTGCTTCCCACAACGATATATTATGAAAGGACTTGTGCATAATATCATATGTCCATCCTGGTATGGTCTTTAAATCTTTATCTGAGCTAGCGACTACATCATCTTCCTGTTTCATATAGCCCAGCACATCGTCAGCTTCCTCATTAGTACTTACGATTCCTTTATACTTCTTTACTATGTAGTCTTTAGCTTGTTGTAGATAGAAAGGTCTCTCTCTTCCATCTCTGTTGGATTTATATGATGGGTATTTTGTTTTACGGAAATTACCTTTACCAGATACAACCAAAATAGTTTCTATATCTTTAACATCCGGAATAAAGAATTGATCTGCAACAGCCTGTCTTATACTAGTAACCATGTTATTTATCTGTGTCTGTGCAGACGAAAACATAGGATTAAGAATAGTCTTATTGAGGTCGCTATCTGTAACCACAGTAATAGCCTGCTTTTTGCTGGTAAAAGTTTTAAGACCACTCATCCATATTGTTTTAGGGGATGTAGCTTTATATGCTATTTCATCCCCATCAATTAGTAATCTCATCTAGTCCTCCCAACACATAACTCTACATTCCCATGCCATAGAGCAGATACAGTCGAAACAAGATCACGAGTTGTTCGTTGTGTTAGCTGCTTACCGTTCTGGTCTGGCTCAATATATAAATTAAGTGAGGCCTTTGATGTTTCCGAGAAAGACACACCGATCGTTGGTATCTTATCAAACAGGTCATATCTTTTTGAGACAAGATTTACAATCCTGTTGTAGTATTGTTCGGTATGGTCACCAATAACCTCAATCATTCTTCGATCAAAGTCATGCTCTACAACCATAAATTTATAGTCCCGAATAACTTTGGGACTCAGGTATTGCGATATAAAAGATTCATCTTTATATGTCTTCATCGCAAACTTAATTGTAGATAACCAGTCACCGTTACCTGCCCAGTCGGGGAACCATCTATGATCTTCTTCTGTAGGCTCCATCGATATTCGTTTAATATCTTGGTACATATCAAACCCTAATTTGTAGGGGTTCAAGTGCATGTATCCTTCCTTTACCGATGGCTGTCTTAAAACCGAGCAATGTAACTGAACAAACTCAAAGTAACTTGATTCGTCAATGTATCCTTCAGTGTACAGATCGTTCATAATAGTATAGTGCCAGAATGAAGCCCATCCCTCATTCATCAACTGAGTGTGCATCTGTGGATAGAAATATTGGTTCACTTCTAAGAAGATACCAATAAGTTCTCTTTCCCAACTAGGAATGTCAATAGAGTTCTGCATAATAAACTTTAATACATTTTCTTCTATTGGATGCTGTTCACCGAAACCAAAGTAATAGTCTTCTTCTTCCTTGATTCTTTTAAAGGCCTCATTCTGGCTGTTCGCCACTGCTTTCTCTAAGCTTACATCAAGAATTTTATCATAGTATTTATCTCTTGCTTCGCTTAGTTCTTTAGCCTCTTGAGCCCGCTGCTTAGGTGTTAGCTTTTTCATTGTATGCTTGTCAAAGCTATAGTTACGTAAGCTATGTAATAAATCTATCACACCTTCCACTTCCTCAATGCCATACTTTACTTCCATCTCCTTAATACGTGCAGATGATCTTGCTAAGAATGCTATGATCGTGTCAGCATTAGTATGTGTCTTAAACATGTGGTTGTTCTTGAAGAACGAAGAATGTCCTACAGCAGCATGTGCTATGACCAATGCCTGAGTGGTAGCTGTGTTCGAGTCCATCAGATAACATATACTTGGGTTACTATTAATAACAACCTCAAATGCTAAGCTCTGTGTGTCCTTATATTTATTATATTCCTCTACATAGTTCCTTCCGAAAGACCAATGGGAATACAGATTCGGCATGGCATTAGTGCTGTACGCATTTAACATACCATCGAAATCAATAAGCTCAAACCTTGGCTCATAGAAATCTAAGCCATACTTATCTATTCCTATTTTACGAACAACATCCCAAGTCTTATGGATAGTATCAAATGACCATTCATTATTATGGAATAACAGCTTAGATTTTTTACTCATATTGTACTCCTTTCTTTACAAACAACTTAAGGAATGCTTTGAATATCTCACCAGGTCTTCTAATAATAACACTTGAGAAATTCTGATCCTTCTTAAACGTATCCGTAACTGCCTTATAGAACTTAGTCCCAAATGTTATAGCATTCTGCCCACCCCATCCATCCATGTCAGGAGTTTCTGCATATACATAGTACTGAACCTGTGGAAGAATAGATTCACGAAGTAATGCAATTATCTTAGCATCATCTTCACCCCAGTTGTCTCCATCAGATACCTGTGTGATGTATATGTTATAGTTCTGGTTAGCATAGCGCTGTTGGATTATCTCATTAGCCTTAACCAGTCCACTAGATAACACAGTACCGCCTGATAAGTCTTTGTAGAAGAATGTCTCCTCATCAACTTCTTCTGCCTGTGTTGTATGTCTAATAAACACAACATCAACAGAGGTATAGCATTTCTTCAAGAACACATACAGCATGAGGAAGAACTGTTTGGCTAGAAAGCGTTGATCTTCCATCATTGAGCCGGACACGTCCATAATACAGAACATGACACTTCGGTATTTAATAATAGGCTCAGGCACCCAGTTAGTGAACCGTAGATCAACATCCCTAAACAATGGAATACTATTAATTTTCTCTTCTAGTACAGCTTTCTCTTCCTCATCATCTGTCGCATCAATCTGATCTAAGTAGTCCTGCTTCTCTGATATAGAACGGCCTAATGAGTTCTTATAGGTCTTCACAATACTCAGTCTCGAAGGCGATCCGTCTGTAACGTATCCTGCTCTACGAAATGAGTTACTGTCCTCCTCTGTCATCATCTTCTTTACTAAGAACGGAAGACTTAGTTCATCGAAGAACATATTCATAAATTCTTCTGCTGTCATTCTGAATGTGAACTCAGCGTCTTCGTCCTCTGCATCCGGTGAACCTTCTCCTCCTCTGCCTTCACCACCACTAGGCATGCGCTGCCTGTCGCCTACTGCATTCTCTGTGTTACCTGTGCCTACTGCTTCTCTTTTACCAGACTGAGGATCATATCCTAAATCAACTTCTCTATTGCTCTTCTCTACAGTAACATCTACATCCTGTCCTTTACCTAATTCTTTAATACCGATCTCTTTAAGCTTCTTACGTACAGCCTGTCGTATAGATCGGTTCTCTTTATCAATGTATCTCTGTCGGTTGTCAACAGCGTAGTCTTTCTTCCTATTATCGACGATATCTGCGCACATATTTAGTTCTCCAATATCTTCAACATATTATAACATAATAATTTAAGTTCGTCTACAGTTGCGCTTCTTGTTTTCGTATACGCTCTTCCATAATGTCTCTCATTAATTAGGCCATCCTTGGCGAACCGATCCTAAACCAAACGTCCTTGTTAATCTATCTTACGACTTACTCCTTAAGCTCCAGCTTACCAAACGCTGTACTTGTTTCTGAGTATAGCCTAACTTCTTCATCCTTTCAACAAACTCCGTATGTTTAGTAGCTTCTTCTTTGTTCTTCTTACCTTCGAAGCTAATTACTGGGACAATGTTCTCAAGAGAACTAAATACTTTAGACTCAATCGCTCTCTTAATCTTCTTGTCAACAGTCCATGATGGGTTTTTACCTTTGTTCTCGCTTCTGTAGTTCAGACAGTGGATGTATACTTCAGTCCTAAAGTCTTTACGGTTAGACACGCCTACTGCATCTTCGATATCTACAAGGAATTTCTCCATGTATTCTCTATCCATAACAGCACCAGTGTCTGGATCTCTGAAGTCTGAATCACTATGCAACGAGCTTACGAAGCTAATGTATCGGTCAAAAATGTTCTGACCATAATCACTAAAGGATTCTACATATGATTTCCTAATCTCAGCATCCAAGAACAATCTGTATTCTTTCTCAAAGGTCAGTAAAGAAGCCAGCAACTCATTCTGTTTCTCCTTATCAAAATTCTCTTTGATAATCTGATCAGTCAGTACATTCAGCAACAGAATAGGATCAGCAGCTACTTCTTCTGAGTCACTGTTGAATGTTCTTGAAAGAATCTTGAAGGCAAAACGTGTACTAATACCTTCCATTCCCTCATTCACACCGGCTAATGCTCTGTACTCTTGGTAAGGCTTAGCTGATCCAACAGATGCTTCTCTAACATTGTCACCATCATATGCTTTCAACTTAACATGCAAGCTTTCAATGCCTGATGTTCCTTCTTGTTTCAGCCTAGAGATAACAGAGAACTTAGCCAACAGTTCTAATGTCTTAGGAGCACATGCAGCTTCTTTCAATGTACTGCTAGCTAAAAGTTTTTCATAAATCTTAACCTCTTCACTGAACTGAAGACAGTAAGGAACTTTCAACAAGTAGATACGGTCTAAGAAAGCTTCATTAGTTTTGTTGTTCTTAAACTTTTCCCACTCACTGTTGTTAGAGTGTGATAAGATGATGCCTTCAAAAGGCATACCGCCGATAGCTTCAGTACCATTATATACATGCTCCTGCGTAGCAACAAGCAGAGGGTTTAAGCTCTTTAAAGGGGCCTTAAACATTTCCACAAATTCCAATATACCACGGTTACCTCTGTTCAATGCACCGGAGTAACTGTAGGCATCTGGGTCTTCTTGTCTGTACTTATGCAGCTTACTAATGTCTACCTTACCTACCAATGAGCTAATGTCTTGGTTGTTCTCATCACCAGGCTCAGTACGTGACATGGCTACCTGATTAAGACTTGAAGGATACATTTTAACTACACGCAGCTTAGTAATGTCACCATCAGATTCTCGTAATCTTTTTAACAACCAAGGTGATGGTTTAGTTACGAAGTATCTATCAGGAATACCTAACTTATCTGCAAATGTTTTATCAAACAAGCTAAGAGGATTATCGAACACAGGCGATCCTTCTATAGTATAGAAAGGTTCTACCTGCATCAGTTTTTTAATACGTTCAGCTAATGATGATTTACCACCACCAACTGGGCCAAGCAAGTAAAGTACCTGTCTTCTTTCCTCCAGACCCTGGGCTCCTTGATTTAAGAAACCAACAATAGATTCAATAGTCTCTTCTAGTCCGAAGAAATCATTAAATGCTGGGTATGTTTTAAGAATAGCATTAGAATATAACCTACCTAATCTTGGGTCTTTACTTGTGTCGACTAATTCTGGCTTACCTATAGCCGTAATTAATCTTTCATGGGCGGTAGCATATAAAGAAGAGTCAGAGCGTGCTTGGTCGAGATAGTCTTCAAGAGACAAGCTGCCAGAATCACTAAACATCTTTTTATAATCCGCCGATAACTCCCTAAGCACTTTACTCATTTATTACTCCTCTTCAATGTTTATATTTAGAATTGTACCTCATCACTATCCTCTATTTCAAGCTTTTTATCTGCAACCACTCGTCGACTAATTATATCTCTAACAAATTTAGGGAGAGATTCCAAATCATCTTCAGTGTGGTGGTCTAGATCAAATGCCATAAAAGCAGTCTTAGGTTTAGGTACGGACATGCCTTTAATTAATGATGATACAGAAACAATCTTAGCTTTGTCTCCGCTAGTACGTCCAACCGTTATCAATCCTGCCTTTCCTATAAGAGAAGCAGCATCTATTCCTTCATCTTTTAACTTCTCATCTACTGCTTTACTTCCTCCAAGGAGAGCATGTGCAATAGAAAATAAATTACTCATCTCATTAGCTGACCGTACGACTTGTTTAAATAATACGGCTGGCTTATCTTCCTGACCATCTACATGTACTTCGGGTAACTCGAACATGAGGCCGAGGGAAGCTGCATTGGGTAAATCTTTTCCTAGATACTTTCCTCTTTCTTGAATACCAAGATCAATTACTTTAACTAAGATACCTAAGTGTGTCCCTTCATCTACTATAAAGTTTGATGATGCGGACGTTGAACCTGGTGTTGCTTTTAAACTCATACTGCTATCTCCTCTTGCATTTTATATTACGTTCTTTGTCTGAACTCAGTGTGTATCATGCCATGTGCTCCCTTGCTTACTCTCGGCACCCATACTGCATGGGAATTTATAGTATTCTCCAGCTTTATATGCACATTCTACCACAATTTGAGCAACATTGCAAGCTATTTCTTGTTTAGATTCAATCTGTATCTCGTCATGACAGTACGCACATAGTCCAAAATCTTTACCATAAATATATCCTTTTTTAATGAGCTCATGATAAGAAATTATAACCCATCTCTTAGATATGATTGCTCCAGCAGACTGTAATAAAGTATTCAGAGCAGAGTGCTCACTGCGCGGGACTAATAGTCTCCCATCCAGTCCACATATATGTCCTGCATGTTTAAGTTTTTCCTTGACAGCCTCTGTTAATAATTTGTAACCGTCAAGACTCGCTTCAATGTTTTCTCTTATTTCTTTACCGTATTTATATGCTCTGTTCTCATCTAGATGTGGGTTAACCGTCCACGCTAGTTTCTTATCTCCTGCACCATACATCATAGCAAGTACTAATGTTTTCCCTGTGTCACGTGTAATACCTAATGACTCTGCAGCAATACTATATACATCCGTCTTCTCTTCTTTCTTACCATGCAGTACTGTATGTATCATTGCTCCTTTATCATATGCTTTCATATATCCGGCCAGACATCTTAGTTCTAGGCTAGCTAAGTCAACACCGATCAGTACTTTATCTTCATCACATGTAAATAATTCTCTACATTCCTTGCCGTACAACAGCCGGGGACTAGGTACTTGTGATATGTTTGGGTTAAAATGTGTTGCTCTTCCAGTAAGCGTACCTGACTGCATGTATTTACCATGAACTCTTCCTACACTATCTACACACTTCAACCATCCTTGCTTCCCATCAGATAGCTGAGCAATACGTTTGTTTATTGTAAAGTAATTGCTTAGTTCTTGGGCTTCTGGATAGTCTAGAGAAGACAGCACTGTTTCATCAATTTGTGGAGCACCTGTTTCTGTAAATTCTTTAGGCTGCCAATTATATTTCTCCTTTAGACGGGCTACAATTTGTGGTCTGCTATTTGGATTAAATTCTTCCCACTCAATCTGCGTAAAAGATGCGCCAGCAACTCTACTAGCACGTACAGGGTCTTTATATGTCAACGTCTTGGTAGGTGTAACCTCTCCCTTCGATATGAATCTAGCAGGGAATAGAGACTTTAAAGACTGGGACATTGTAAACCTATCCGCAACAAGAGTTGAGTATAAATCTTCTGCTTTCTTAACATTAAACCTAAACCCATGCTCTACAATTTTATTTATAATAGGAGCAAGTTCCATCTCTGTATTGATTGCTGTCTGTGGATACTTTTTTCTGCATGCCCAATTGTAAATTGTTTCCAGAACATTTACGTCTTGCTTACAGTAATCAACCATCTCATCACTAACGTTATCCCATCCACCTGTATAGTCCCCCTTATGTACCTTTAATCTCCACCCCCAAGCAGCTAATGAATGGCTTGTCTTAAGATTGCCTGGCATATTAAAACCTGCTGACTTCTCTGCAACCTGTGGAGATAATAACTGAACGAGAGGTAACGTATCTATTTGTTTTTCCCAGGGAATATCAACCCCTGCTAATCGTTTAAGTGTTGGTGCATCAAACCCACATAGGTTATGTCCTACAACAAAGTCTGCCTCAGAAATTTTACTATGCAGTTCTGATATAGGAAAATCAGCTTTATCCCAAGTATCGCTGTAAACCTGAATAGTAACTGGAGCGTTAAACCATTTTGTTGCAATGCACCATATGGTTGTAGCGTCTTCTAAACCATTTGTTTCGATATCAAGTAATAATATTTTAGACATTAAAACGGAACCTCACCAATATGTACGATCGTCCTCGCTTGGAGTCGACCTGTAGCATCATTATATAATAATTCATCAGCCACCCCTACTTTTCCTGTTATTCTGTTTTTCAATACGCGGATAGTCCTGGCGTTAGGATCAGTACCTTGTTGATCTCCTTCGATCCCAAATATAACATCAGGCACACCAGCAAGCTGGCCAGAGCCACGTAAGTCAGAGATTGTGATCTCAGCGCCGTTGTTAAAACTCTTACCGTTGGCACCCTTAACCAACTGTGCTGCCGCGATAATCGTAACACCGGTGCGCTGAATAAGCGATCTAAGCCCATCCATAAGGTAATCGATAGTCTTTCTATCACCCTCTTGTCCTCCTTTAATTCCTGATACTGCTGCTGTAACATGGTCGAATAGTATTATATCACATTCCTCAGAAACAGCAAAGTATTCAATTTTGCTCATAAGGTTATCGACATCATCCGATCCGAAATGTTTATAGAATATAAATTTACCATCATCATATAATCGTTTACGTGATCTCATGTAGTTCTCCGTACCGATCTGTGATGGATCTTCTAATATGGTATTGATGGGTAGGTTATTGTCCATACAGATAAAGGATAGGACGCTTTCCTGGAATCCTTCTTCTAAATGGATTACGCCAACTTTCAAACCATGCTGTAATCGTAAGTGTAATGCTATCTCTTTCATGATAGTTGTTTTACCGCATCCAAAGCCTGCTGAGAGCAGATACAGTCTTCGAGGTAGTATCCCTCTAATCATCGAATTAAGATAGGTGTAAGGTATGCTCCAGCCCTTAGCAATAGGTTTAAGAACATCGTCCCAGTTAATGTCCGAACTATTGACGACATGGTCGGGTCTATGGACTTTAGCATTCATCATTGCGGTGGATAGCTCTTTAACCTTGTTGGCTAGAAGCATCTCATTAGCATCTTTCATTGGCAAGGTAATTAACTTACAAAATCCAGACTTAAACAATGCTGCACACTCCAATGCTGCTTTCTTACCGTGCTCATCTGAGTCAAAGCAAAGGCGTACTTCTTTAAAACCAAGCAACCACTCCATCTGCTCCTGTATTTCCTTCTTAGCAGACTGTGCCCCTCCTTTCAGCGAAACAACAGGCCACCTACATTCTTGTATCTCTGCAATACTAAGAGCATCTATGACGCCTTCAGTAATTGTTATGGAGATATTTTTATTGGGTGTAAACAAATGCTGACCGAACAGTATAGCTTCTTTGGCTTTGCCTTCCCATATAAAATCTTTATCAGGTGTTCTGTACTTATGGGCTACGATATGGTTTTCTTTGTTTCTATATACCTCACAATGAAGTAATGCACCTTTATAGTTACCTACCATATAGCCATAGGTCTTACATGTTTCCTTGCTTAGTTTACGAGAGGTGATTGCGGAATAGATAAACTCATGATGCTGTAGGTCTTTGGGTTTCTTTTGTTCTGACTTACCTTCACCACCGGTATATGCAGAGCATCCGAAACAAAAGCTACTACCATCTGCATACATTGCTCTGTTATCTTTACTACCACAATTTCCACAAGGAGCATGTCCTACGAAATCTGCCATTATTTAAGCCCTTTAATATATGCTTTAAGTATTCTCTCAACAAGATCAAGAGATTCCTTTATAAACCTCGTGTATCCCGGGTAAGGCTGTTCCTGTGTTTCTTCCCAGGTCTTGACTAAGTTAATTACAGCCATTCTAAAGTTTGTCCCACCATACGTAGGATAGTCTATCCCAGTATCATCGATATGTTGGTATAAATCTTCAAGAACTGCGAGCTTAAACTCTAACGGAAGAACACGAATCTCGGTATCCTTTGTTATTTTGAGATTATATTCTTCCGCTATCTTGTTAATACGTTTATTTGTTTTCATTTACTTTTCTTCATCCGTCTTGAGACTTCATTAGTATCTAGATATAAATCCTTCCCATCTACAATATCCTTAATCTCTTCTTTTGTCAAGAGCTTACTGCAGTAATCTACAAGCAATCCGTGGAAAAGCCTAGTAGATGCAGCTAAACTAAGCTCAAGTTCATTACCTTTTTGACGTCCTGACCCAGTACTGTACATATGGAACATCAAGAAAGCATGAGGAAGCATTTCTACTTCGGATGTCATGAAAGGAAATATAGCTCCCATCGAATAGCAGGGTGCCTCTATGATTGTTTTAGTATGTGCCTTAGTTGTTCTAAGTTTCGCACCTAACTGAATACCCGCATCAAGACGGCCACCGTAACTATTCAAATAGAAGGTGAATGTATCTTCCTTGCTTGCTCGTGATAGTTTATGCAGAAGATCAGTATATTCTGTAGGGCTATCAAACGTTTCTCCTAAATATACGTCATAGTCTGTTGATTTTTTCTCCCTACTAAAAATCTTATAAGACTGTTCCAGGTCTCCTTTTTTCTTATCCTCCGCCATATTTTTCTCCTATAAAGTTTCTATTAATTGGTTTACTCGTTGTCTATATTCTCCGTCTTTACGTCCTCCCTTCAAAGAAGGGTGTATTGCTTTTAGATATCCTCCTTTTATCGTAATACCATCATACCCATGAAGCATTTTATTTATCTGTGGTGTAGATAATCCCAGTAATCGTGCTTGTTTTTTCATATAGGATATAAGCGAATGGTAATAATTCTGCTCAGCAGGAGGTAATTGTGATAATTGCATATCGGTAGATAATGTTATTCTTTTTCCAGAAGGTGTTCCTAGGCTTCCTAGGTGTAACATAACCTCTGCATCATTCTTTATCAAAATCCTATCACCAGATAACATAATATCTGCACCAGCGCTTGCTGCATATTCATCAACAACTGTTATTATTTCTTTTGCACGTGAATGAAACATTGTTTTTATAAAATATAAAGATTCTTCCATTGATCCGCCATCAGAATCAATATGAATTAAAATTGTATCATTGGGGGAAGCATCACGTAATACTTGTGCTTGATGTCGTAAGGTTCCAGGATTGATTGTTGTGTTAATATATATTGATTTGGTATCAGCTAAAGCCGTACCAGCTACTAGTGATAATAGTAATATAACATATTTTAACATTAGAATCTCCTAATTCGTACAGATATATTACCACATATTATTCTATGTGTCAAACTTTAGGTATCAGCGTAACGCCCTCCTCAAAAATCCATCCCCTCTCCTCTGGTGAAATTTTCCAGTGCTTAGATATATTCTTAACTGTAATCGAAACATTCTCTGGAGCTAAGTGAGCATATCGGGATACCATCGACATACTCGATACTCTAAGAGCTTCTTTAATCTTCAGAGTAGATTCCCCACTCATAGCTAAATGAGATGCAAACGTATGTCGTAAATCATGTATGTGCATTGGTGGTAACCCTGCACGTGCTACAGCAGCATTAAAACCTCTGTTGATACTGCTTATATTAAATATGTTTCCTGTAGTTCTTCTGTACTTGCGTAACTCAATCATAATTTCTTCGTTAAAATATAATGTACCTGCCTTGCTGTTCTTTGTCTTAGGCAACCGAGCACTGCATGTCTCATAATTTATTTGATCGAATGTTAAATTAAGTACCTCGCTCTTACGTGCACCAGAAGATACAATCATCTGTACAGCAAGGTATAGTTTTTTATTCTTGCTTTTTGCACACTCAACTAATATCTTTAATATCTCTGCTGTTGATTTAAATACTTCTCTGGGTTGATTAGGTTTATTGAGCTTTATTTTATTTGTTGGGTTTGTATCCCGTAAGCCCCAATCATCTGTAACAACACCAAAGAAGTGTTTAAGTCTTGCTATGTATCTGTTCTGCATTATGGAACCATTAGACTTGCCTGAACTACGTGTGGTTAGTCTGCTCTGTATCTCCATTAGAAGCCTATCCTTGGCTTCTGCTATTTCTTTAGTTACTATTTGTCGGACATCCCTACCTTTGAATACTGTTTTCCAATACTCCATGAAGAAAATCTCCCTGGTTTGGTCTGTGGTACGGGTTTGGAGCACAAACTTTATGTACCTATCAGCTACAGTTTCAAATAATAAAGATTCTTTTAACATTTTATTTTCCTACTAATACTAACCTATCTGGTGACTCTTTTAGTTGTCTAGTCAGTTCCAAGTTCGTAATAACAACACCTGTTAGTAGAACAAGGAGGAGTAGACTGACTACCGGTAATTTATTTTTGTCCATTTTTACTTTTCTCCCTTACTTTAGTCCTCTTAGCTTTCTTTAAGTACTCTTCCAGAGGCTCTATGTCATCTAATGTAGCATAACTATTGCCTTCATTTAAAAACCCTGCATAAGTTGTTGGACTAAATCTATCTAATACATCCATTTTTAATCTCCCCTCTATGGTTCGTTTATGACTGGAGTAAACTATGACCAGTTCCTCCGCTAATACATCTATATCGTCTTCGTCTCTCATTAAAATATTAAAGACAGTGTTTAGAGAAAGCAGTACCAACAAAGCCATATATGTTATTCCTGCTTGTCTCACCGTAGGGTGCTCTAATAACGCTATTATTGTTGGATGCTCTCTCATTTTTTCCTCCCATTTACCAGGTTGTACTGGATTCGCCTACTTTTTGGTTCTTATATGCTTTACTTCCGCCGTATGGAACCTTTGTTACGTGGTAGCAGTAAAACATATTCATTTTTGTTCTCATATAATATAACATTATCATGGTTTTTGCTCCTTGTCAACTCCTAACGCTGTTGGTTTATTAAATGGTGCATCACCATATAAGGCCAAATATCCATTACATTTAGCAATAATTGTACGTAATGGGACTATTTTTACTTTTATTGTATTGTGCATGATTTTTTCTCCTTGTCAAGTCTTATTTAGCAACTTGAAATAATAGTATGTTTAGGTTTCGGGTGTCGTTTCTTCTTCTTTGACTTTATTCTATGGTGTTTTTCTAAATACCGATTAACACCTTTATATAGCCAAATACCAGAACCGACAATTAATATAAGAGCAACAATAAGTGTAGCCATTACAAAATAATGATGTGTATGCACTTGTATACTCATATCTCCTATTAACCAGCCTATATCTGCAACAACGCATAGAATATCCCCTATCCATATTATGATTGCAGCTATTGATACCTCTGCGAAAGCACTCCTTGTGCTTCCGAGAGTCTTGTGTATGTTCCTAATCATTTGTGCGTCCTCCCTGTCTTCTCAAGCCTCCTTAAGGCTGTCTTCATTGTAATACGCTCGGGTTTCTTGCTTTTTTTAACCTGTAATCCTTCTAATAAAGATTCACAAGCCATAATTGCGGTCTGTGCTCTGAAGAATTTAATCTGTGCACGAAAGGCTGCGTATTGTTTTCGTTTAAATGCAATATCAACAATTTCTGATTGATCTACATCTGGTACGTATGTGTCTGCTCTGTTTACCCAGCGTGATGATGGGAATTTTACTACATTTGTCATGATACTCTCCTTAAATAACTAACATAATTAATAATGAAACACCGTATGCCACACCTATGACTATAGCATAAAAAGACAAATCTAGCACAATACATTTAATCATTACTTTAATTAATGGCTTTCTCTGTCCTTTCTTATACTTTTCTGGTGCAGTTCCATACGTATAGTCCACATTGTGTCCCTTAACTGGCTTACCGCCCTCAACTTTTGGTGCATTGTATACAGTAAAACGATATTTATTTATGTCAAACAACATAAATGAATAAATAATATTATATACGCCCAAAAACTCAAGAACTTTAAGTGTGTGGTGCTTAATCCACTTATAGTTTATACCTAAAGAAGTGAATGCTAATATAGATACTAGCACAAGTACTCCGAATGTTCCGCCCATGATTATACTCCTTTTTGTTTGCCCATAAAAAAAGGTACATTGCGGCATGAGTTATTACCTCACTGCTTTGTACCTTGTCTGAAATTGGATGCAGGTCAAGAGATTCGCACTCATCAAGACTTATGCTATTGCTGCTTGTAACCTTCCCGCTCTGGGCGTTGCCTGCAATTCTTATATTAATATGGTGAATTTAACACCATATTTGATAGCCCATCCCAATGAGTTGTAATTTGCATTATCCTTGAATCCATTGGAACATTTTCAAACTGTACACATCCTGTCAAGTTCATTGCTATCAATACTAAACATACCTCCACAACTAGTAGCACTATTGTAGTTAAATGCCTCATGCTACTCACCTCCTTAAACCTTGCTAGGCTGCTAACACTGCTCCTGTATAGACTTAAGCCCGGCGCTCCTCAACATTAGCTTCTCCCCTCACCAATGGTACACGTTTTCCGCTATTCGATACTGCCAAGTCTCGGACTCAGTCATTCCCTGTAGGGCGTTCGGAATCGCCATTACAATGTTCATTACTTTAATCATTATATACACTTTGTGTCTACAGTACTGAGCATTAAAACATAGTAGCTCAGTTCCATAAAACATAGTAACTCAATTCATTCCTACATTTCTACAAATCGCTTGACTTGTTAGGCTGTAGGGCACCTCTCTGTAGTTACACTACGATTCGATGCGGTACTCAGAGTTGGCAGCTGGTTTAGGATTTTTCAATCACCTGCTGTACTTACGAGCCCGCGTATTAAATGGTGAGGGTACTTGTTCCTTGTATCCTAGCCCTCGTCTAGGTCATGTCAATCTTTTCACTCTGGTCGGCTTACAATATCTCAGCCCCATCCCTACTCGTCCTACCCGTCTTAGCTATTAGTCCCTGTAGTTTCCTGGTCGCCTAGGTGTGTAGTCGTCCTCTCATGGTCTGTCTTATCGCCTTAGTCCCTACCACGTCAGCACATCCTGCTGCCTCCAACCCTCATATGGTCAGCTACCCCTTCTCACACCTCTATGTACATATAGAAAGACACTACTGACTGATTGGCTCGGGAGTCTCGTTGTGTACCGCACTTGTAGGCTATCGTCTGTTTTCAGTCAGACTGTCGCAGCGTTTGGTACAATAAGATGCTGAAAACATCCTACTTGAGTACATAAAAGCTATATCACGTTATTGTGTCTTTTTATATGTGCATAATTCGCACACATATTGGTCTACTCCAACCATCTACTTGGTTACTTGCGCCCTTCCTGAACTCGTCACTCTTCCTACTCATCCTTGCCTCGCTGTTCCCTTTTCTTATCTTCTATGATGTCATTATAGCACAGTAATACAGCTTGTCAAGTATTATTTCAAACTATCTTTCGTTATTATTCAACCACTTATCTTTTAGCATCATAAAAATACTATACAAAGTCCAAAATAAAGGCACTAAATACTGTCCATGTGGGACGAAGTACACTACTGGAAATCCTAACAGTGTGAGTAATAAAATATAGCCTGGTTTCATTTGTTAAACACCATGTAAATAAGATGAGCAGCTGTTGCTATTATTGCAACAACTATTAGTATTGCCCACATAATACCTATAAGGGCAAATGGTAGTAATACTAATACCAATAGTATGGTTAATATATCCAGCATAACAATCTCCTCTCTTATAACGTTAATAACAATAATATTATAACTGTTGGTATGCTGCAAACTAAACCAGCTAAGATACCGCCTAGGACAGCCATGGAGAGTCCTTTTACCGTGTGATCGCCATGACTGCCTCTCGTACTATAGAATAACATAATATCATCCTCTATCAGGTCGTGGTGGGGTTCCCCAAGGACATCTCTTACAGCCTTTGGTACAACATCTAGCTTTAGCTCCCATAATCATTCTCCTGCTTTGTTAACTGCTAGGTCAGGTACAAATACATGCTTACCATCACTACAGGGTATAAAGTGTACATCATCACATAAGAACTCTACCAGAGCATAATAACCTGGCATGTTAAATATGTCTGTACCTGTGAAGTACTGTTCTATATTATTTTCCATTATCTAACTCCTTCTTGCATAGTTTACATCTCTCAACAAGCTCACTACGCTCAACATGAGATATTGAGTCCAGTATCACTAAAAATACAATACCAACGAACATAATAACACTTACAATGACTGCATCCATTATTTTACTCCTCTATTCTTTCGTCTATCTGCCTGTATCTCTTTCTCTGATCCTACAAAGAGTATATATATAAAAGCTATGGTTACTCCTACATAAGATAACGTAGTGACAAGTAGTGTTAATAATTGAAATAATGTCATTTCTTACCTCTCCTAAGATCTAATTCTGTTAAGTAAACAGCTACACCTATGTATATTAATCCCCATACTGCTAATACTATTAACCCCATGATATTCTCCTTTCTATTAATTATAATCGTATATTAGCACTATAACAAAAATCTGTCAAGTAATATTTTATACTCTCTATATTATATAAATACTATAATATATTATACATATATAATCATATACTTATAAATATATATTAATAATAATACAAAATAGTTGTTGACAGAATATGCTAAGATATGTATAGTGAACGTTATACTGGTAATAAACGAAAAGTAACTAAAATTTGATAGAAACTAAGAGAAGCGATAAAAGGGTGAAGGAGAAGAAAAGATACAACGAAGCCGAGCGAAGCGAGGCTATATAGTATATATATATATATAATATATGTAACATAATAGTATATATAGAAATTAGAAGGAGAGTATGATGAGTGTACTACAGCAAGCATTCACATTATTCCTCCTCATAGATTCATTCGGTGCAATATGTGTTGTATCCGGACTACTGAAGGACTACGATAAGGTATCAAAGATTAAGATACTATGTCGTGAGTCCTTTTTTGCTTTATGTGTGTTAGCTTTATTCGCAGTGTTTGGTCAATCCATCCTCACCTTCCTAGGACTATCTGAAGCTGCAATGAGAATATCCTCCTTCTTCATCATCGGTATTGTGGGTATAGGTATGGTATATCCTTCTCTAAGCCCGTTTAAGGTGCATGGAGATGATAGTAGTAGTACCCCTAAGGGTAGTATCATATTCAGCCCTATAGCTATGCCTCTGCTCGTTGGAGCATCATCTATCATATGTGTTTCACTAATGAGTACTGCTATTGGGGCTATTATGTCACTATGGGTTGTACTTGGGGCTATTACTGCTTCACTTCTTGTGTTGATATGTGGTGTATTGGTCTTTACAAATGCAGTCGTGTTGGTTATAATGGAGCGACTAGCAGGTATGATCTTGGTTATGTTAGCCATACAATCATTGCTTACTGGTATTACATTATATGTTGCATAAATAGTCATTTTCAGTGTTAGATGTTGAAAATATGTTATTATATTAACTAATGGAGGATATAATATGCCTAATATAACATTACCTCAGACCCTCACAGACATCAGTGATGAGGCTTTATTAGAACGATTAGGTGCTGTGTACATGGAGGTAGGAGCCATACTATACTATGCCGAACGTAATAACCATACTAAGTTGGTAGAGTTGTTAGATGGTGTGCTAGACCTACTGGATGTAGGGCTGGAAGAGATAGATGACTATGAGTCTAGATAGTAAGTAGCTGATTATATGCCCCCTCTCTGAAGATATCATAATGCGAGGGGGTCTTGATTTTTCCAACGTAGCTTTATTCCCTATTCAATCAATTAAGTGCAATGTAATTAACAATTACATTACACATTCCATAGTAATACACCTTTATAACTCATTGATTATACATAATTACTAGGCAAAGCTTATCTACAGCACAATATACGTGTCAAAATGTAGGGTAGGGGTGCCTTATTTGCAGGAAAACTAGGGGGTGGGGACAAAGAAATACAAACATCAGCAGTGAGGAACCAGGTAGTGGTACGCAATAGATAAAGACATCCAATTTTCCCCCGGCCCCTAAAACCTCTTGACACAGAGTGACCACTCCAGTATAATGGCGCTATATAACTAAAGGAGCGTACTATGATTAACAGCCAAACCCAAGAGTTAATGGACACAGTATTTGCACTAGGTGTTCTGGTTAACGACCTAGAGCTGCTGGTTAAACAAGACCAAGTCGCTATTTACACCGCGGCATGCGTCGAGGACATACGAGACCTAACTTACAATCTCGTTTTGCTAACTAACGAAATCGATAAAATAGTAGGAAGATAACATGACCCATGAACAACTTGTAGAAGACATTGAGGGGGTACTAAAGGAAGCTAGGGATTCTCTAGACCAAGCCTTAGCATGCCGCTCATACAGCGTCACCCCGACCGGCCATATCTATGAGCTACCGACTCGAGAGATGGCATTTGACAAGGGAGTAATCTTTTCACTGGAACTAGTACTTAGGAAGCTGAGAGAAACCAATGAATATTAATTTACTAGAGGAAGTGAAGGATAACATCGAAGCACTGCAAGCTCTACTAGACGATATGGTAGAGCTTCAGGCAAGATCAGATAACACAGCATCAACCGAGCGTATGTACTGCAACCAGTTATGGGATTTGTCCACCAACTTAATGTGGCTAGCCTCTGACTTCCGTTGTGACTTAAAATAGAATATGTAGTGACAACTCCTAAAGGAGGGTGTATAATGGTACCAGAATTCAAAGCCTACCCCAAGACGCCTAGGCTAGAACAAGAAACTTACATAATATCGGAGAAGATAGATGGCACTAATGGGATACTCCACATCACGAAATGCCCAGACACAGGGTTATCCACTATCATCCCCGGCTCCCGATCGAAGTGGCTACTCAACGACGGATCAAGATCGTGGGACAACCACGGATTTGGACAATGGGTCGCAGATAACAAAGAAGAGCTCTCAAAGCTCCCAGAAGGAATACACTACGGAGAATGGTACGGAAAGGGTATCAACCGTAATTATGGACTTAGTGACCGTAGGTTTATGTTATTCAACTTTCATCGTTACGCTAACTTGGATGTTCTCCCTAGTGTTGTCGAGCTAGAGACAGTGCTAGAGGAGGGAATAAGTCCTACACGTCTCGCTGAGGCAGTGAGGAAGCATAAGATGGATTTACTAACAGCAGGTTCATTACATGTTCCTGGGTTTATTAGAACAGAAGGTTTAATTATACGGTCACGACTTTCCGCCAAAGTCTACAAAGAAGTATGGAGTAAAGACTAATGAAAAAAGCAGAATTAGATATTATATTGGCAGAGGTATTAGAGACCTCAAAGCGTGTTACCGGCGAAGATAATAAGATATTACTGCGTCAGCTACATGCCATGTTGACAGGTTTTGGTATAGCAACTGTGGAGAGGGATAAGTAATGGACTATACAACCTACACGAAGTTAATGGACGAGATTAAAAGACGTATGGATTCAACAGATAATGTTGACGAGTGGCTCGGATTATATGGTCTTATAGACTTTGTTAATAAACTAAAGAGTACAATAGATGAGGAGCAACCATATCATGACCAAGTTGTATCTTAGAGAGATATATGAACTAAAGCTAGCAGAGGCTTTGGGGAAGAGAAAGGCAGAACAACAAGCTGTAGACGCTATGTATACACGAATACTAGGTAAAGATAGTATAAGTGTCGACCAAAAAGAAGAAGATACGAAGAAAACAGAAAAGGCATCTGTTATATTACAGTTTGTTAGGAAGAATAAGGAGATAGAGGTGCCAAGTGCTAACGCCTGATCTTGATAATGAGTACTTATCGACAGTGACCATACTGTCTGGACTGCTTACGGCACTATATGAGGTCAGAGATACGCTCGATCATCTAAAAATAACCGATAAACAGTCAAAAAGGAAGCTATCAGAAGAGGAAAAGGCCATGATAACGGCTATGGCAAGCATATTACGTGTTATTTTTGGTCATTTAGTGGTTGCTACAGAGAATAATAACAAGAAAAAGACAAATATTTTAAAATTTGACATCGGATCTATTGACACAGAGATTAAAAGTGTGTAATATATGTTAATGTCACAGGTTTAAAGGGGACAGGCGCTGCAGGTGGTTCTATAAAACAGGTATACGGTATAAGCACATAACACGGAGCCTATATTTCTAGGTTTAACGTCCTTAGAGACACTATCCGCTCGTGCAGGGGTCGCAACCCTCCGTTTTAAATACCTAGAGCCGTCTTTGAGATTAGGTTCGAGCTGGCGCCCCGCCTTATTTGGGACGGTTGAAGCGGAGAAATCGCGGCCTATACGTCCCACCAATTTTGGAGAGATAAAAATGAACGAGTACATAGTATATCAGATAAAAGACATTCTAAGTCAAGGATGGAAACTTCATCCAAGCATTACTGGACTATGTGCTCCTTCTGTCTGGGTTAATTCAGCCAAACAATTAGATAAAGCAGAAGATGATTTGTTTACGTTCCGTAAATCTGATTATCCGTTGCTAGATGGAGGAGATACCCCTGGCGGTTTGAAGAAGTGAGTAACTCGATAAAACACCACCCATTTGCTGCCTACTGTGGTGGATCAAATGCAGGATGGAAAAGATCAGCAAATAGAGAGCTTAGAAGGACAAACAAGCAGCTTATACAGGTAGGTGAAGAACCAAGACTCCTAAGGGAAGAGTCTAACCTGTATGACAGCCCACAAGACGGTACAGTACACTTCGTATTAGAAGCATGTAAGAAAGAGAAACTACACCGATCCCGTGGTGTTCGTATTAGGCTGTATGATGTAGACGAATGGTGGAAACCAAAGGTATTTAGAAAATGAGTGCGATAGTTCCAATTTTAGGCGTTGTAAGCGATATCATCGGTAGATTCATTGCAGACCCACAAAAAAAGGCAGAGGCGCAGCTAGAAGTAATGAAGCTTCAGCTGGCTCCGGATTTAGCCCAGATTTCAGCTAATACGGCCCAGGCCTCTAATGAAAATTTATTTGTAAGCGGCCCTCGTCCTGCTATTATGTGGATATGCGCTATTGCTTTAGGTTTTGCTTATATCATTACCCCTATTCTAGGAACATTTCTCCCAGAAGCACGGATTCCTCATTTTCCAATCGAAGAGATGATTAATTTAGTATATGCTCTACTAGGATTAGGTGCTATGCGCTCCTTTGACAAAATGAAAGGAACTACAAGATGATTCGTTCATGCTATTCCTGTAAAGAAGATTATAGCATAGAACATTTCGCTAAAGATAATGGACGAAAAGGGATAAACGGCTTCCAAAGAGAATGCCGAAAATGTTGTTACCATCGAAAAACAGCATGGAATAAGACGGAAGCAGGACAGCGTTCCGCAAAGAATACAAAGTTAAAAAGGAAATATGGAATAACCCTTATGGAATATGAGGAAATGACAAAGGCAGCTAATAACCAATGTCAGATATGTGGGATTGAAGGAACGCGAATAAAACCACTTTGTGTAGATCACTGTCATTCGACAGCGAAAATAAGAGGCCTCCTTTGTAGTAGCTGTAATCTTTTAATAGGACATTCCCGAGATTCAGTTAACATAATGAATAAAGCCATTATATATTTAAATAACTTCGGAGAAGTAACATGGTAGCAATTATAATTGTAGTAGGTGTCTTGGTTGGTATGGCTTTAATTATCAAACAAAGATCAGAAGATAAGTAACACAGGTAATCAGAATGAGCAAAAGCACTCGATATACGGATGACATGCCGGCAAAGGTATTAGAGCTAATGCAGAATGGAACTCTTCCAGCTGAGCTACCAGGAAAGCTTGCTGTAACGAAGGATGATGTCCTTGCCTGGCTCAGGGACGGAAGAAAAACAGAGTTTAGAAATTCTTTCAGACTCGGAATGGCTGCCTCGGAGGCCTATTGGACACGGATGGCCTTGGAAGCACTTACCAGTGGTTTTGGTAAGGGGTTTAAGGAAAAACTCTACCTATATATCATGAAAACGCAGTTCGGCTGGTCAGATAAAGAAATGGAGATGGAGAAGGTAGAAAGGGAAGCCATAATGAGCGATGAAGAATTGGATGCCAAGATCGAGCAGCTTATAGGAGCACAAAGCCCCTTAGGAAACGTTGTCTCGATCTCTAGTAAGATTTCTCCTAAGAAGAGAAAAGCCGCGTGAAGAAGCTGACCAGGGATGAGAAACTAAAAGCGAAATTATCTGGTTCCGTATATGTCTTATCGGCAGGTGATAATAAGCTTATGATTGTTTCTGATATACTTGACACTATGAAGCGCGATTCGTCCCCCAAATGGAATAAGAAGATACAGGAGCTCATTAACCAGGTTAGCGAACTGGACAATGAGTTAGAGAAAGAGTTTAATTTAATAATAAAAGGCCTAAAATGAAAATAGAAAACGCAGCCGGTGCAGTTGGTAAGAAACGTAAGAAACAATACAAAGCAGCCCCTAAACCCTCCGAAAATAAATAATACTTGACATATCTGTTAAAGTTATTAATATCCATCTTATAAGTTAAGCAGAAACGGATAACACAAATTCACCATATTCGGCATAGCGCCTAGGTTGTACATCCATCCTCTCTTATCTTACATTACCCCCAATAAGGCAGTCCATTGAGTAAATTAGAAGGCATGACCTCTGAAGAAAAGCGCCGACTGATTAAGGCACTGGAAGCAAGGGGCGAAATAAAGAGAACTAATAAATTAGATACGTATTTCCCCGATGAGGGAGATTTGCGTAGAGACTTATATCCTCAACATCTAAAGTTCTTTAAGGCAGGAGCAGTACACAAGGAAAGAGCGTTTATCGCTGCTAACCGTTGTGGTAAGACAATAGCAGGAGCTTATGAGATGACCCTACACCTAACAGGCTTATATCCTGATTGGTGGGAGGGAAGAAGATTTAATAGACCTATTGATGCTTGGGTGTCAGGGGTTACTAACGAACAGACCCGAGACGTATTACAAAAAGAACTTCTAGGACGGAAGACCGACATGGGTACGGGTATGATACCCAAACATTTAATAGAACGAACAACGCATAGGTCGTTACCTCCAGATTCAGTAGCTGATGCGTATATTAAACACAGCACAGGCGGGACTTCGGTTGTATCGTTCAAATCAGCCATTCAGGGTAGAGAGACTTACCAGGGAACGGCAAAAGATGTAATTTGGTGTGATGAAGAGTGTCCTGTAGATATCTATACAGAATGTTTACTTCGAACAATGACGAACAGCGGTATAGTGATGTTAACGTTTACCCCGTTAATGGGGTTAACAGATGTAGTTTTATCGTTTGTACCTGGAGGTGTCTTTCCACCAGATGGAGTAGTTCCTAGTGTCTAAGTTTGTAATTAATTGCACATGGGAAAACATACCACATCTTACTGAGAAAGAAAAGACGGAGATGATGGCGGCATTACCGCCCCATGAGAGAGAGTCACGAGGCAAGGGTATGCCTGGGATGGGATCAGGACGGATATATCCTGTAGCTGACTCAATCTTTGTTCAGACCCCGTTTAAGATACCAAACCACTTTGAATTGGCTTTTGGACTAGACGTAGGTTGGAATGTTACAGCTGCTGTATTCGGTGCCTTTAATGAAGAAGAAGACACCTGGTATATATACAGCGAGTATGTCGGAGAGAAGCAGGAACCAGCTGTAAATGCTGCTGCCATACGAGGGAGAGCAAAGGGATGGATTCGTGGAGTTATCGATCCAGCTAGTATGGGTGCTTCACAGGCAACAGGACATACGCTACTAGATATTTATCAGAAAAATGGACTTGATGTAGAGTTAGCAAATAACGCGGTTGAGCCAGGTATCTTAGAAGTATACCAAAGACTGACAGAGAAAAGACTTATTATATTCTCTACATGCTCCCAGTTATTACAAGAATTAAGATTATACCACCGTAATACAAAGGGAAAGATTGTTAAGAAGGACGACCACTTATTAGACGCGTTACGTTATCTAATAATGTCCGGTGAGGATGTTAGACGAGTCGAGCCACAGTTTGATGAAGAACAAGAGACAGAAGCCCTTAAACACACAGGCACCGGAAGGTGTAGAATAACAGGTTATTAATATGGCTGAATACGAAGAATCTAGTGAGACATCACTAACAACGAAACTTGACATAGTAGAGCTCTATAGTTCACAAAACATTGCTGAACTTCTCGAGACAGACGAGTTAGCTAAGATTGCTGGGGATGTTGTTTCAGGATACGAGACAGATGATGACTCTTGTTCAGAGATTAAAGGAGTAATAGCTGATGCAATGAAGATTGCTAAGCAGGTAACATCACAAAAGACAAGTCCTTGGCCCGGTGCCTCAGATGTGTTGTATCCCTTAATCGCTAATGCTTCTATAAGCTTTGCCGCAAGAACATATCCAGAAATAATTAGAAATGGTAAAGTAGTCGAGTGCGCTGTACTAGGATCCGACCCTACCGGCGAGAAGGAAGACCGAGCACACAGAATTAGCCAGCACATGTCAGCACAGTTACTTGTTACCGATCCAGAATGGGAATCAGATACTGATAGATTACTTTCTTGCTTAGCTGTTGTAGGTACTGTATATAAGAAGACATTCTGGGATGAGTATTACAAACGTAATCGAAGTATTATGTGTACTCCTGATGATATCATTGTTAATGCAGATATCAAATCCCTAGAAACAGCTGAACGTATTACACACATGGTATATATGCCTGTAAATGATGTTATCTCACGGATACGTCTTGGTATATTTTGTGATGTTGAAGAAGAACTAGAATCTCTTGAGGATTGTTCTGATGATGACATGAATACCGTAATAGAACAGCATTGTTATTTAGATTTAGATGATGACGGCTACAAAGAGCCTTACATTGTATGGGTACATAAAGGTTTACAGAAAGTTCTTAGAATACTAGCCCGATTTGATCCTGAGAATGTTTTTGTTAATGATAAAAATGAGATATGGCGTATAGACCCAGTTCATTACTTTACTGACTTCCACTTTATGAGAAGCCCAGATGGCAAGTTCCATGGTGTAGGTTTTGGCCAGCTACTGCTTCCTATTAATACCACCATAAATGCAACAATCAATCAGCTAATCGACAGCGGTACTTTATACAATATGAAGACTGGATTTTTATCTCGTGAATTCAAGATGAAATCTGGTAGTAACTTCTCTATCCCTGGTGAGCTTAAGAAAACAGACGTTAGTGCCGAAGTATTGCAGAAAGGCATAATGATGTTACCAGTTGGAGAGCCTTCAACAGTATTATTCCAACTTTTAGGCGTGATGATCCAAACCGGTAAAGAACTGGCATCAGTCAGTGACATTATGCAGGGCCAGCAGCCTGCACAGAACGTACCCGCTACTACGGTACTAGCTTTGATAGAACAGGGCATGAAAGTCTTCTCAGCTATCCAGAAGCGTATGTATGGGGCCCTTAAGAAAGAATTCGGAAAGCTCTACAGACTTAATAGACTATATCTAGACGAATATACAGAATATAAACAAGTTCTGTCTACGATGATTATAACGAAGCAGGACTATACTGATCAAGATATGGATGTTATCCCTGTATCTGATCCTTCAATGTCCTCAGATGCTCAACGTATGGCCAGAGCAAGAGCAATGATGGAAATATTGCCAATGGTACAGCCACAAGGCGGTCAAGTAATATTAAAGAACTGGTTAGAAGCTTTACAAACCCCAGAAGCACAGATAGCCTCTATTCTCCCACCCCCAGACCCTAATGCTCCTCCTACTCCTCAGCAAGTCCAGATTCTTATGGATCAGCAGAAACAGAAAGCAGAAATGGCTAAAGTACAGATGGAGATGGAACTAAAAGCACAAGAACTTGATCTTAAGAAAATGCAATTAGAGATCAACGCATCACAGATTGCAGCCATGAACGCAGAGAGCGAAGCACGTATTCACAAAATGGTATTAGATGCTATTCTTGAGAAAGAAAAAATCCAAGCCCAGTTCCAGGTTGACAATATGGAATCAAGTATCCGAGCTGTTGAAGTAGCTAATAAAGCTGCTGAGATAGAAGAGAAACGAATTGAACGGAAGGAGAGTAGTGAATGAGAGATGTAGATTATGCTACGTACTTAAACTGGAATAAAGACCCTTTCACTATTCAATATATTAAACATCTTAGAGAATTACGAGATACTTATAATGATTCTCTTATCCATTCAGGAATTACAGATTTATCAACAATGAGCCGTTACATCGGTAAGATTAATGTATTAGACGATATATTATCTCTTACCTACGAAGACTTAACAGACAAAGATTCTTAAACAACCAAAGAGGTGTAAAATGAGTGATTGTAAGTTTCCCGTACCATTAGGCCATCTGGTCATGGTACATATAGAGCCAGTATCGACAACAACCGAATCAGGCTTACACGTTTTAGATAAGAAAGAAGCACAGAGAATAGAAGATGGTTCTCAAATAGGTCATGTTGTTGTCCTGGGCCCTGATGCTTATAAAGGATTTGGTGATGGTAGTCCTTGGGTTAAAGAAGGCGATTTAGTCTACTTTAAACGATATGCAGGCATAGAATACCGTCAAGTTATCAAAAGACCAGGACAAGTAGATAAAGTCGGCGAATTATATCGATTGATGAATGATGATGATATTTTCGCTATATTCCCAGAAACCGAAGAGGTTAAATAATGAACGAAGAGAATATGGTTGTAGAACCAGTAAGTAGTCCTTTAGTCGACATACCGGTTGAGTCGGCTGTTGTAGAGAATGATCTATATACAGACCACCACGAAGCTCCCGGAGCTGTATCCGAACCAAAACTATCAAAGCATGAAACAATTGCTCTTGATAAGGGATGGAAACCGTTAGACAAATTTGAAGGTGATCCAGAAGACTGGAGACCTGCTAAGGAATGGCTAGACAGAGGTGAGTTGTTAGATACTATCCATTCACTTACTCGTAAAATGAAAGAACAAAGCGAATCTCTAGATCATCTATCTGAAGTTAACAAGAAGGTAGCTGAAGTAACAAGAGAACGTACTATAGCAGAGCTCGAAGCTAAACACAGAGCTGCTGTGGAGATTGGAGATATAGAAGCTGCACGTGCTTCTGTCCAAGAGATAATTAAAGCACAGACAGCAATACCTGAAATTAATGTAGCCCCAAAAGCTCCTGAAGTTGATCCTGCTGTCCATGCGTTTGTAGCAAGGCATAATTCTTGGTTTAATGATGCCACTGCTGAGAACGTAGCAATGAAAGCTTTTGCAATAAAGAGAGATGCAGAGCTAACAGCACAGAACCCAGGCGTACCTCCTGCTGATATCTTAATGAAATTAGAAGGAGAGTTAAAGCGTACTTTCCCACACAGATTTGCTGTTACACCGAGTCATGGAGCAATGGCACCTAGCTCAGTACCTGCGAAACCCAAAGAAATTACAGCATCGATGTTGCCTGAGTTTCATCAGAAGATGCTAAAGACATTAGAACGTACTATTAAGAACTTCGATAAAAAATCATATATCGATAATCTTAAGAAGACCGGACAAATTTAACCATAGAGGAATAAATAAATGACAGATTTAAAAAAGCCCGTAGAGGGCGCAATAAAAAGTAAAGCCAGTAGACCGGCTAGAAGATTGTTAACTGAAAGCGGGAAGATGAGGGTACCACAGATTCCTGGCTACTACACACGGTTTGTCAATACTGACAAGCGCGAACACCCAACCCGATACCAAGATTTTATAGATGCTTGGTATGAGCCTGTTCTTAGAAAGGAACTGTATGGTGAGGATTGCGATAGCCCAAATGATGTAGTTAGAGTTAATGATCCTATGGAACCCGTACTAATGAAACTCCCAATGGATATTCGTTTAGAAGACCTTAAAAGAAAAGAGGCCGTAGCTAACGAAGCTGTCCTAAAAGCACGGGATGACAAAAGTAAAAACCAATACGGCCAAGTATCTATTACACATGGTGCTTAGCTTTTTATTAAATAAAACAAGAGGAATATAAAAATGGCATACGGTGCAGTTTTAGTAGGTCACCTACAAACATCCGCCCACAATGCTAGGGTAACCCGCTACGCTGTTGCTTCTGGTGACGGTACTGCTTTGTATCTCGGAGACTTTGTTAAGTCAGACGGTACTACTGGAGCAATTACCATAGCTGGTACAACTGGTTCAGGGGAAACTTTAGCTGCTGTAGTTAAAGCAGACAATGGTGATACTATTCGAGGCGTTGTAGTAGGAGTTGATCCTATTTGTGGCGTTGCGATCGGTAGCGAAAACTTAAACAGACTATACAGACCAGCATCTACTCAGATGGTTCTGGAAGTATGTGATGATCCTTACGCGATCTTCATGATTCAGTCTAACGCAGCAATTGCAGTAACCAAGATTGGCGAAAATGCAGACTTCGTTTATGCAGCAGGTAGCACAGCTACTGGCCTGTCAGGAACAACTGTCTCAGCCACAACGGGTACTGCTACGGCTCAGTTACGTCTATTAGGGTATGATAATGCTCCTAACAATGTTGCAGCTTCTGCTACGGCAAACGTTCTGGTACTTATCAATGAACATGAACTCAAGTCTACGACTGGTGTTTAATAACTAAACTATTATAGGAGTATCACATGAGTGGTATAGTAAATACGGGTTCGTTTCCGAAGCGACTTTGGCCTGGCGTCCTAGCCTGGTTCGGAGCCGCATATAACGACTATGATATGGAATTCAAGAAAATCTTCGATACAATGAAGTCCGACAAACGTTACGAAGACTTAACAGGTCTTGTCGGTATGGGTCTTGGCGTTATCAAAGGTGAAGGCGGTGCTGTCGAGTACGCATCACCTAAACAGGGTTTTACAAACCGTTTCGTAAACGTTGTTTATGGAAAGGGTTTTATCATTACCCAAGAAATGCAAGACGATGACCAATATGCAATGTCGATTGCAGAACAAGGTTCAAAACAATTAGCACGTTCTTTGGTACAAACTAAAGAAACTATCGGCGCTAACGTATTGAACAATGCGTTCAGTTCGTCCTATCTCGGCGGTGACGGTAAAGCTTTATTAGCTACCGACCATCCTTTGGCTGGTGTAACTGGTTCTACGTTCTCTAACAAACTGTCTACTGATGCTGATTTGAGCGAAGCTTCCTTGGAACAAGCTCTTATTGATATCGCTGGATTTGTAGATGATGCGGGTCTAAAAATCAAAGTCCTACCTAAACGTATGATCATCCCTCGTCAAGTAGAGTTCGATGCTCGAAGACTCTTAATGTCTGACTACCGTGTATCAACGGCTGACAACGACATTAACGCTTCAAAAGGCTTCGTTCCTGAAGGTTACTTTGTTAACCACTTCTTGACTGATGCTGATGCTTGGTTCTTAATTACTGACTGTCCTTATGGTTTAATCCATATGGAAAGATCACCTTTCGAACTAACAAGCGATGACGATTTCGATACTTCAAACGCTAAGTTTAAAGTAACGGAGCGTTACAGCTTCGGTTGGGCTGATCCACGTGGTATATACGGATCACAAGGGGCGTAATCTCCTTGGTCATATGGGGAGGGTTAATAGCCTTCCCCTATTGACATTTCTACTAAAATTCTCATAATAATAAAAATCAATACCTCTAAGCTCTTCATAAAAAGGGTAGCGGACTAAGGACGATCTTAAAGCGGGAGAGGATATTGAGCCAACAATCAATCAGTAATTATCGAGAAATTCTCGTTAATTCATTAACTTAAAGGTAATATAAAATGGCAGTAACTCATTTTACAGGCCCCGTCGCTAGTGCGAATGGCTTCAATACATCTATCTCCGGAGCAACAGCAACGGTAGACGGAACAGACTTACGAAACACTGTTAAAGAAAGATCAATTCAGGTTTCGTTATCTAATGCCCAAGTATTGGCATTATTCACAACCCCAGTCGAAGTAATTCCTGCTCCAGGCGCTAACGCTAGTATTTTGCTTGAGTCAGTAATCGTATATAAGCCGGCTAGTGCCGCAGCAACGATCGGATCAGCAACTAACCTAACACTTGGTTATGCAGGCGGAACAGCATTAACAGGTACTCAAGCAGTTACCGGTTTCCTCGATCAAACAACAGCACAGACACGATTGATGTATCAGGCAATAACATCAATAACGCCCACAGCCAATACAGGTATAACGATTCGATTAGCTGGAGCAGACGTTACATCAATTGATTCAGGTATTATAGTGTTGGTTAATTACGTAATATTCCCAACAGTATTAGCGTAACATTCTATTAACTAAAGCCGGTGAAATTCCGGCTTTCTTATGAGTACAATTTAATGGCAAATACAGTAACACAAACTACTTTGATTAAGGGACAAAGAGAGTTTATAAATTATATAACCCTGGTATCGGACGGCTCAGAAGAAACTGACTTAGTCATATTTGACTCTAGTGCTGTTTTTGCTGCGGTTGGGCTTACAGATACAATGAATGCTTCTATCGAGCGCATCATATTTTCAGGAGCAAAGCTAGCAAACGTTGGTACAATTAAACTAGAATGGGACGCAACCACAGACGTTCTAGCTCTTCCTATAGCCTTTGCAGCCTTAGGCGATTCATCGTGCGTTCTTGACTTTAGTAGGTTTGGCGGTTTAAAGAACTATGCTGGAACAGGCAAGACAGGTGATCTTTTAATGACAACGACTACTTTAGATTCTGGAGATGCCTTTACACTAATACTACAAATGCGAATTTCCTAATATGATACGAAAGAGACCAGGAAAACGTATTCAGGGAGGAGCAGGCGCATCTTACCGTGGTTCTCAGATTGGTAGGTCAGACCATCTCACAAAGGGCCCTACCTATAATATGATCTGCGATCGGTGTGGATTTAAATGTAAATCTAACCAGATCAAACAAGAATGGACAGGGTTAATGACTTGTGACGCTACAGTCAATAACTGCTGGGAACCGCGTAATGCCCAAGACTTTGTAAGAGGTATTCCTGATAAACAATCAGTTCTTCCTGCAAGGCCTGATCCAAATAATTCAGAAATAACTTATTGGCAATATCCATGTATTGCGGGTATAGCTCTAACCGGTGTATCGGTTTGTGGTACGGGTTATATCAAAAGTAACAACGCTAACGGATAATAAATTATGACAAGTACAACCTTTGTAAACAACGAAACAATCATAGTTGCAGACTGGTTAAACGATGTTAATGACTTCGTATATAATGGCGTACTTCCGGGAGGATTCCTGGTTGAGATTATTAATGGAGGTACCGGAGCCACAACGGCATCAGGAGCACGTACTAATCTAGGACTAGAAATAGGTGTCGATGTTCAGGCATATAGCGCATTCCTATCAGCACTTTCGGCACTTAGTAACGGAATAATCGTTAAGACAACTGGTTCAGCAACTGTTAGATCATTAACAGCCCCTGCAGCAGGCATAACCATATCCAATAGTGATGGCGTCAGTGGTAACCCTACTTTTGCTTTATCAGATGACTTAGCTGCTCTGGAAGGTCTTTCTACAACTGGAATGATTGCTAGAACAGCCACAAGTACTATGACTACTAGAACCATATCAGGAGCTGCTGGTTTAGGTATAGCAGTTACAAACGGAGATGGTGTAAGCGGTAACCCATCGATTGCATTAGACATTGGTGGGATGACAAATGTATTACCAGCAACTGATGACTATGTACCAATATATGATGTATCAGGAAGCGTACAGCGTTATGCAACCGTAGGTGCTATAGCCAGTGCTGGTTCTTCTGGTGTAACAAGCCTCACCGGAACAGCTAACCAGATAACAGCCTCAGCAGCAACAGGCGCAGTAACATTAAGTATTCCTTATCAATTAGATGTAGGATCAAGTGCTTCGGGTTCCTCTGAAATACGACTATACGAAGATACTGACAATGGCACAAATAAGGTAACTGTTACAGTACCTTCCAGCATATCATCTGATGCAACACTAACTCTTCAAGCAGTTACAGATACAGTAGCAGTTCTAGGTACTGCTCAAACATTTACAGCAGCACAGTCATTTAATGATTCTACTTTAATAATGAAGGGATCATCAAGCGGTACAACCACACTTAAGGCTACAGCAGCAGCAGGAACGACAACAGCTACTTTTCCTGCCTCATCAGGTACGGTCGATCTAATAGATGTAGCACAGTCTATTAGTGGTGCTAAAACATTTGCAGACACAACGCTTATCATGGCGGGTTCTTCAAGCGGAACAACTACATTAGTTGCTTCTGCAGCAGCCGGCTCTACTACTGCTACTTTCCCTGCTTCATCAGGTACAGTAGATTTAATAGACGTAGCACAAACAATATCTGGCGTAAAATCCTTTAATGACAGTACTGTTGTTTTAAAAGGATCATCAAGTGGTACAACTACTGTAAAAGCAGCGGCAGCAGCAGGATCAACTACAGTAACTTTCCCGGCTTCTACGGGAACAGTAGATTTAATCGATGTAGCTCAGACCATTTCAGGTGCTAAAACTTTTAATGATTCAACTGCAATATTAGCAGGATCAACTAGTGGAACTACAACGCTTAAAGCAACAGCCATTGCAGGAACAACTACTCAAACATTCCAAGCAGTAAATGGTACGGTTGTATGTACAGGCGGTACAGACTTAACAGTAGCAGATGGTGGTACTGGCGTTAGTACAATGACAACCGCATATGCTCCTGTATGTGCAGGAACAACTGCTACTGGCGCTTTACAAGTAGCTTCTACAGGCTTATCGACATCAGGATACGTATTAACGTCGACTGGTGCATCTAGTCTACCAACATTCCAGGCCCCTGTATCTGCAGGTATTATAGACAGACAAGTGTATACATCATCTGCCTCATCTCCATGGAACAAGCCTTCAGGCGTAGGCGCCAACTCAATGGTCTTAATTGAATGCTGGGGCGGTGGTGGATCCGGCGGTGCTAGTACCTCAGGAAATGCAGGAGGCGGCGGCGGTGGCGGCGGATATAACCAGGTTTGGGTACCTGCATCCAGTTTAGGAACAACTGAAACATTTACTGTTGGAGCAACGACAGCAGGTGTTTCTTCAGGAAATGACGGAACTACAGGAAGCACAACATCATTCGGAACATCGACTACATGGTGTATTGCTTATGGTGGCGGCGGAGGTAAAGGAGGTATTAGTAACAATAACGGAGGCGGTGGAGGCGGCACAATGGCAGGAGCAGGACAAGTCCCTTCAGGAACTAGTGGCGGTGTTGTAGGAACATTCGGTGGCGGCTACTTTGGTGGCGCAGGTTCTGCCGGAGACAGTAGTGCATCTGGAGGAAACGCTTTTTATGGTGGCGGAGGCGGTGGTTCAGGACATCAGGCTGGTTCTGCCGGTGGTAAGGGAGGAAATACTTATTACGGTGGAGGCGGTGGTGGTGGAGCATCAGATACAGGATCAGGAGGAGTCGGCGGAACTTCTATACAAGGAGGAAATGGAGGAGCAGGAGGATCAAACGGAGGAGCACCAGGAAATGGAACAGCTCCAGGCGGCGGAGGTGGTGGTTCTGAAAACCAAACATCCGGCTCAGGCGGTGCAGGACAAATCATAGTAACCACATTCGGATAATAACATGACAGTAGGAACAACAACTAATTTAGACGAAACACGTCTAACAATCATAAGTGATGCTATGATGCTTCTTGGCGTTAATGCAGCAGGCGAGGCTATAGCCGATGCAGATATGCAGCTAGGTGTTCGATGGCTAAATCGATTAATTAAACAGTGGCAAGGACTGGGTATCCATGTATGGACAAACTCATATGCCACATTATATTTTGAGCTTGGTGTCCAGACCTATTATCTAGGAAACGAAACACAAGGAGGAGTTCATTGGGCAGAAGAACCTGTTGAGCAGTCTTTAACAGCGGATGCAGCAGCAGCAGCAACCACACTCAACATAGATAGTAGCTTATTGTTAACTGTTGGTGACCATATTGGTATCATAGATAATGATGGCGACATTCAGTGGACAACTGTTGCTACAAAACCCTCAAGCACTTCAGTAACAATTTCAACCCCTTTACTAGTTGCATCAGATTCTGGTAATTATGTTTATTCTTATACAGAAAGACCTGCATCAGGTTCTCCTCTCAGAATACTACAGGCCAATCTAAAATCAGGATTAGGTGAACAAGTTTCATCTATCATAATGCCTGCATTGTCATTCTCTGATTTCTTCCAACTAACAAGTAAGCTAAGCCCCGGCACTCCTATAAATTGGTCATACCAGAGAAACATTAATTCGGGTGATCTAATGGTGTGGCCTACTCCTAATGTGCTTACCAACAGAATGGTATTACATTACACTCGGCCGATGTTTGATTTTGATACAGCCGTTACTACACAGGATTTAGGACAGGAATGGATTACTGCTATTATTTATAACCTAGCCGTATTATTAGCTCCTTCTTACGGAAAGAGCAACTTACTACAAACGCTTACTCCCTTAGCTTCAGAATTCTTAGGCCTAGCAGATAGCTATGACCAGGAAGACGTAAGCCTATATTTATCTCCGACAAAATACAGATACTAATATGCAAATGAATTTATTAGGCCAGGCCTACACAGCACGGTCTGGTGCTGAAGATTTCCAGACATGTGTAAACTGGATTCCAGAAGCAGGAGGAACATACTCTAAATACAAAGGTGTTTTCTATCCTACTCCTGGGCTTACTGAGTTTGCACAACTATCTGGCGAAGTAGTAAGAGCAATGACTGAGTTTGATAATGTCATATATGCTGTTTGTGATAGAAAGTTCTATACAGTAACAGCAGACGGAACAGCAACACTCAAAGCCACACTAAATGCTATAGAGCCGATATATCCTCCATGTATTGTATCAAATGGTACGCAGATATGTATTGTAGATAATGGATATGGTTATGTATATGATATCCTTGCTGGTTCATTTACTGAAATAACCGATCCTAATTTTACAGCAGCAGCTCCTTACTTTATGACATTCCAAGATGGATATGGTATATACAACCAGCCAGGAACAGCTATTTGGTGGCTAACAAATATCAATAATTTTTTAATAACTAATGATCTTGATTTTGCAAGTGCCAGCACAACTAATGAGGATATACAGGCATTAGTTTCTTGCAGACAGCAGGTATATATCTTTACTAAAGTTGGTACTGAAATATGGTATAATACAGGTAATGCTGATTTCCCATTTGAACGTAAGAATACTTCATATATTACCCAAGGATGTGCTGCCCCATTTTCTATACTTAGTCTAGATAATACTATTTATTATTTAACAAGCTCAGAACAAGGCCAGGGTTATGTAGTTAAAGTAGAGGGAGATTCTCAACCAGTTGTTGTATCGACAACTGCTATTAACTATATGATTAATCAGTTCGATAGAATTGATGATGCTATTGCTTTTGGTTATCAAGACAATGGGCATTTATTCTATGTTATTACTTTTCCTGATGCAGACAAGACATTAGTATACGACTTAGCCCAAGATGCTTGGCATGAAAGAGCTTCTTGGAGGAGACAAGACCCACAGGGTAGTTATATCAATGGGCGATTCAAAGGAAACTGTTATTCTTTCCTAGCCGGACAACAAATAGTTGGTGATTATAGTAACGGAAAGCTTTACATTCAAGATTCAAATGTGTATACTGAAGATGATGAGTTAATCCATAGAGAACGTACTACGGCACATCTTTGGAACGATTTAAAGAGATTAACATTACGATCGATAACATTAGATTTTCAGATGGGCGTAGGAGAAAATTCAGGTGTATACGAGGAGCCACAGGTTAGTTTATACCTATCTAGGGATGGCGGCTATACTTATGGGAACGCTTACATCGCTAGCCTTGGTGCGCCTGGTCAATATAATAATCGTGTTAAATTTAATCGCCTAGGAATGTCGAGAGATTTTGTAGGACGTATCAGCGTAGCGGCACCTGTAAATGTCGTTTTGCTAGGAGCGAGCGCAGAAATAGAAACATGTGACTCTTGACACATACCCTTAAAGTTAATATAATAATAGTTTTAAGCGAGTAATAATAAATGTCGAGAGTTAAAGATTTGATAGGAAACATTTACGGACGTCTAACGGTTGTATCTTATGCAGGTTTAGATAGAAACTCAAAGGCAACTTGGAACTGTATCTGCGAATGTGGTAATGTTAAAGTAGTTTCTAGATCCCATTTATGTACAAAGATAAGACCCATACGGTCGTGTGGGTGTTTACTTAAAGAACAACAAGCTATATTCTTATCTAAGAATAGGCGAGGGAGCAGTAATGGAAACTGGAAGGGCGGAGCAAGCCGTACCCGTATCCTCGCAGCATTAAAAGAATGTATTCCCTGTACGGATTGTAATAAATTCTATCCGTCTGTATGTATGGGTTGGGATCATTTACCACAGTATACTAAACTATTCCAACTGGGCGGCGCGATACCAAAGGGCATCACTTCTCAGCAAATATTAGAAGAAATTAATAAGTGTGAATTAGTATGTCATAATTGTCATGCTCTTCGTACATCAAACAGACGATAACAATGGCTAATACATTACCCCCACCACCTACGATTACGGATAATACATTATATCGATGGTTGTATCTCGCATATCAGGCAATAATAAATGCACTATCAGCATCTGGTAGTGGTTTATTCGGTGCAGCAGGCGTTACAACAGCAAACAAAGGACTACTTGTAGACTCAACCAAATCCTTAGATTATTTAGATCTAGGAGAGCTTTCTATTGATGGTACGTCCTTAACGTCGACACCAGATGAACTTAATCAAATACATAACAGCGACATACGACAAACCGATCTGATATCTTTACATTCTTTTGCAAACAAAGTACATAGTGCGTCAATCGCTGTTGGTGTAGAAGATACTGATGTTATTCCTATTAGCATTCAATTAACGAGTGCAACAGGAGGAACAGCTGCAGGTATTGTTTCTTTGATGGCATACCTATCAGATACCGCAGACGGAAGCACAGTAACTAATCTATCTCCTGATACGTATGTAGTTGTTCCAGACGGTGTAGGATATCTAACCAGTATAACAACAGATGGTGCAGATTCCAATAGATTATTTCATCTTATATCAGATGTAAATGGCAGTATTAATATAAGCATATCAGATACAACCACCAGAGGGTGGTATTTAGTTTTAATGCTTCCTTATGGGAAGATCAAAGTTTCAGACATAATACAATTTAGTTAAGAGGATATCATATGGGCGGATTATTTGGTGGTGGTGGCGGAGGTTCAGTAGATGTTTCTGCCGGAGTAAACGCAATACAGCAAGGAACAGAGAAAGGTATATCCTCTATTCAGCAGTACTATAAGGAAGCTATTCCTTTCCTCCAAGAGAACTTTAACCAGGCACAGGCTAATTTAGCTCCTTATGCTTTGTCAGGCTCTAATGCTCTTGATGAGTTATATGATACTCTCGGAGTTTCTCGTGCTGAGGTTGGTTCTTATAAATTAAACTCTGCCCTTAAGAACGAAGATGCACTTAAGAAGCTAAAGAATGCAACAGGAACAGGAGGTTCCAAAGTATCTATGAGTGATTTCCATGCTCAAGGCCCAAACTCTAAGACAGGAAATTCATCTGAAGGATGGATGGAAACATTAGGAGACGGTTCGAGTGGTTGGATATTTAACCCTGAAAATGGTAGATTTTTACAGGGAGACAATTCTTGGTTAGGTAATTATAACCAAGGAATGAACGAACAACAAGCAATGGATGCGGCAGGTGTTAATGTTGTTAGGGACGAAGCAACCGGCAAATATAAAGTTGTTCCTAGAGATGGAACACCTCCTAGAGCTTTAACAGCAGAGGAGCAGGAACAGTGGGATCTGATTCAGAAGTATAAGAATGGACAGTTAGCAATGACTGATCCCGATCAGCAGATGCAAAGTGTTCTAGAGAAACTACAGAATTCTCCTGGATACCAGTTCAATCTAACTGAAGGATTACAAGCATTAGACCGATCAAACTCAGCTAGAGGAACAATGAACAGTGGTGCCGCAATTAGAGGCGCAACTAAGTTCAGTCAAGGTCTTGCAGAGAATACTTATAATAACCGAGTGCAACAGTTAGCCAATGCTGCTGGCGCAGGACAACAGGCTGCTACAGGACAGGCAACTTATAATGCAGGTTTAGGCGGTAGCTTAGCTAACGCTGCTCTAGGAACAGGATCAAACACAGCATCGTTATATGGTTCACAGGCTCAAGGTCTTGCACAACTTTATGCTGGACAGGCCGCCGCTCAGGGACAAGCAAATGCAGCTAATAGCTCAGGCATGTTCGGGTTAGCTGGTAGTGTTCTTGGCGGTATCTTCTCTGACTCACGACTTAAAGATAATGTTATCCGAATCGGTACATTACCAAACGGTCTTCCTGTATATGAGTTCAATTATAAATGGGACTCAGCCGATACCCGTCAGGTAGGTTTAATGGCACAAGACGTACTTAAGGTACATCCTCAAGCAGTATTCATGGATGAGTCCGGCTATTACAAAGTAGATTATTCGGAGGCAGTTAAATAATGTCAGGCATACAGCAAATAGTTGTTCCACAAGTACAGGCACCTAATTACTCAGGACTCGGAGCTGTAATAGCTTCTTCCGCTAATGGGTACCAATCCCCACTAACTGCTCTTACTCAGGGATTTCAGAATGGTATGGGAATGGCTAATCAACAAACTCAGCTTGCAATGCAGCAGAAAGAACAAGACATGCAGCAGCAAGAGAGAGCCATGAAGGTGGCTGAGCAGAAGAAAGCACTTATAGCTGATACAGCTTATTCTATAACAAAGCTTCCAGAAGATAGACAGAGAGAGGCATACAATCAAACTGTAATCCAGATGGCAAGACAAGGAATACTTCAGCCTAGCGAAATACCTTCCTGGGAAAAGGGTGGTAAAGATCTAGTAGGACAAGCAGCAATCACTAGTCCTCTGTATATGCAGGATCAAAAATCACAATTAGAGAATATGAAATTCCAGGCTGATCTAAGCTTAACTAAAGCAAGAACTGCTGTAGAGAATAAGAAATTAGTTCCTGGAGCAGAAGCTACTAGTAAGCCTTTATCTTCTGATGCAGCAAAAGTATATGAGATTGCAAACAGCGGTATGACACAGATTCAAGAACTTCGGGAAGCATATCCTAAAGTAAGTAATGCAAACATACAAGGAAAACTTCCTAACTTCTTACAGAGCAGTGAAGTACAGAACATTGAACGTTTAAAGAATGATCTAGCCGACAGAGTAGGTCGTCTTAGATCTGGTGGTGCTATTAATGCTGATGAGGTTGCTAAGTTCCAGAAGCTTCTTCCAGCTATTGGAGATAGTGACGCAACCGTAGCTAATAAACTAAACCAATTAGAGACATCATTCAGTGA